CCAATCCATCAGGTCTGACTGGCCCGACATTGTGGGGGCTTCCGGTGGTGGCGACCGAAGCTGCGGCATTTAAGGGCAAGTTCCTGACAGGCGCATTTAACGCTGGTGCGCAGATTTTTGATCGTGAGGATGCCAATGTGGTTATTTCCACTGAAAACGCCGACGATTTTGAGAAAAACATGATCTCAATTCGTTGTGAAGAGCGTCTGGCACTGGCAGTCAAACGTCCGGAAGCATTCATCTATGGTTCCTTCACTGTCCCGGCACCTGCTGGCGCATAAAACCTGCTGCGGCCTGCGGGCCGCTTTTTTATGGGAGTGAGCTATGAAAATAATTGCACAAAAGCCGCTGTACATAAACGGCGAAGTGGTTACCGAAGGCTCGGTATTCGAAACCATTGAGCAGCACGGACGCGAACTGATTAATAAAGGGTATGCACATCTGATTGAGGTCGATAACTCTGCGCAGCCGGAACAGCCGGAACAGCCGGAAGCAAAAGCAGACAAAAAGGCGAGAAAGTGATGCTTGAGCTTGTTGTGGTGAAACAGCATTGTCGCATTGATACCGATTTTACGGGTGATGATGCTCTGCTGGAGATTTACTCAGGTGCGGCAGCCCGGTACGTCCAGACATGGACGCGCCGCACGCTCTATGAAAATGAAAGCAGCCCAGGCTACGCAGAAGATCCGGACCAGATTCTCCTCAATGATGATGTTAAGGCGGCCATGTTACTGCTGATAGGTCACTGGTATGCCAACAGAGAATCAGTGGCCGTCGGTCAGACCGCTACAGATGTCCCGTTTGCAGTTGAAGCCCTGCTTCAGCCATACCGAATTTACGGTGTGTAGGAGGATTTTATGCAGGCCGGAAGACTGAGAGACAGGGTGGTAGTTCAGAACATCACAACATCCAGAGATCCTTCTGGCCAGCCTGTTGAAACGTGGCATGACGGTGCGAGTACATGGGCAGAAGTCAAAGGCATCAGTGGCCGTGAAATTGTAGCGGCCGGTGCTGAAACCGCTGTAGCCACTATCAGGGTTTGGACACGATTTCGTAACGATATAACTGCTGCGTCCAGACTCAGGGTTATCACTGGACCGTTCAAGGGTGCCATTTTGAATATCATTGGCCCACCGATTTCTGATTCTCGCGGTGTTCAGCTCGAAATTTTATGCAAGCAGGGGGCCGAAAAATGATTGAAACGAGCCTCGACTTTTCCGGGTTGAATGACATAGCAAAAGACCTGGAGTTACTTAGCCGCGCTGAAAATAACAAGGTTTTGCGTGATTCCACACGCGCCGGGGCAGAAGTGCTTAAGGAAGAAGTGATCGCACGCGCTCCTGAGAGAACCGGAAAACTGAAGAAAAACGTGGTCGTTTTGACTCAGCGCTCACGACGCCGCGGTGAAATTACTTCCGGCGTACATATCCGTGGTCGCAACATGCGAACCGGTAATAGCGACAACACCATGAAAGCCAGCGATCCGCGAAATGCGTTTTACTGGAGGTTTGTTGAGATGGGGACTGTAAATATGCCGCCTCATCCGTTTGTTCGCCCCGCGTTCGATGTTCGCCTGGAGCAGGCGACGGAGGTCGCGATCAGGCGTATGAACCAGGCGATTGACGAGGCATTAAGCAAATGACGGAAGACGATCTCTATCCTCTGCTGGCACCGCTGGCCGGAGGGCGGGTTTATCCCTACGTTGCACCGCTCGGCAGTGACGGGAAGCCCTCAGTCTCGCCGCCCTGGGTAATTTTCTCGATTATTACCGACGTGGCCGCAGACGTTCTCTGCGGCCAGGCAGAGTCATCTGTTTCGGTGCAGGTCGATGTCTATTCCAGCAGCATCACTGAGGCGCGCACGATCAGGAATATGGCGCTGGATGCTTTGCAGGTACTGAGGCCTGCAAATGTTGTTAAAACGCCAGCTTATGAGCCTGATCTGCGCTATCACCGGGCCACGCTCGAATTTCAGGTCACCGTCTGACCAGACCTAAACCATACCACCCGCTCCGGCGGGTTTTTTTATTTCAGGAGACAGTTATGTCCTCACTTTATGAAAAATCACAGGGCACGAAGATTCAGATCACTTCTGCCCCGGCAACGCCAGAAACGGTCGGTTCAGCAACGTATCTGGATTTGCAGTGCACCATTAAAGAGGTGCAATTCACTGGTGGCCAGAAACAGGATATCGACGTCACAACGCTGTGTTCTACAGAACAGGAAAATATTAACGGCTTGGGCGCTCAGTCAGAAATCTCACTGTCGGGTAACTTTTACTCTAACCCTGCACAGGATGCCCTGCGTGAAGCATATGACAACGACACCACCTATGGCTTCAAAATCATTTTCCCTTCCGGGATCGGCTTCCAGTTCCTGGCTGAAGTTCGCCAGCACACTTGGTCTTCAGGGACAAACAGCGTAGTGTCTGCAACGTTCTCGCTACGTCTGAAAGGTAAGCCAACGAAAATTGATAACGCGCTGCGCCTTACCACCGATCTGCCTGATACCAAATCCGTAACATCTGGATCAGCTTTATCACTGACGGTAGTGGCAGCGGGAGGAACCACACCTTATTCCTACGTATGGAAGAAGGGCGGTAGCGCAGTTAGTGGGCAGACGACTGCAACGTTCAACAAGTCAAACACTGCCGCAGGTGATGCCGGTGATTATGTTTGTGAGGTTACTGACGCCTCCACGCCTGCCGGAAAAGTTACCTCATCAACCTGCACAGTAACGGTGGCATAACTCATCTTCTTTAATCAGGGATAAAAAATGGCTAAGAGTCTTAAAGAACTGGCACTGTCCAGAGCGTCAGCATTTCGTCATACTGATGTTACTGTTCCGGAATGGGATGGTGTGAAGGTTGTCCTTCGGGAACCATCAGCAGAAGCATGGTTGCACTGGCAGGACGTGATTAAACCTGGTGATACTGATGGTGAGTTGTCCGTGTCAGAACGTGCGAACCGCAATCTCCGCGCAGATGTCACACTGTTTATTGATGTTTTGTTTGACGAACAGGGTGAACCGGTATTCAGCAAAAATGATTTTGCCGATGTTGAAGCGGTGTATGGCCCTGTTCATGCGCGGTTGCTGCGCCAGGCTCTTAATCTGACCACTGACCCGAAGGAAGCTGAGGGAAAGTAGCACAGCCCGGCATGCGGTTTCTGATGTCGCTTGCGCTCCGCATGGGGCGCACGCTATCAGAGCTTCGGGATACCATGTCTGCCAGTGAGCTCAGGCTCTGGGCTGAATTTGATAAACACAGCCCAATAGGTGATATCCGGGGAGACATTCAGGCGGCGCAGATTGCAACGGCTGTGTTCAATTCCCAAGGTGCAAAAGCCACGATGAGCGACATGCTGCTGCGCTGGCAGCGTGATCCTGATGAAGAAGGTGCAGACCCGTTTGCCGGGCTTGAGGCGGCGCTTACAGCTGCGACGCAGTGACATTTAGCCCAGAAAATATTAGGATTTGTTCGACTAATTATTCTGGGACCAAAAATATGGAAATTTTACTTGTTTCAATTGTCATCGGCTTAATTCCGGCCTTGATTGCTCATAGCAAAGGCCGCTCTTTCTTTGCCTGGTGGGTGTATGGTGCCCTCTTGTTTATTATTGCTTTCGTGCATTCTCTTGTAATAAAGAAGGATGTTGCTGCTGAAGAAAAAGACTTAATTGAAAACGAGGGTATGAAGAAATGTCCGTTCTGTGCGGAGATAATCAAAAGCGAAGCCATTAAATGTAAACACTGCGGCAGTGATTTGGCAGCTGGATCACCTCCACCTAAAACTGATGAAGAATACCTTGAAGAGGCCAGACAAAAGGTCTGGAAACAATAAAAATAAAACCGCTTCGGCGGTTTTTTTACGTCTGGAGCTTGGATAAATGGCAACCTTACGCGAATTAATAATCAAAATTTCTGCCAATTCTCAATCTTTCCAGACGGAGATATCACGCGCCTCTCGAATGGGGCAGGACTATTATCGGTCTATGCAAAATGGCGGACGACAGGCTGCTGCTGCGTCGCGTGAAACACAGCGAGCTCTGGCGGAGGTTACCAATCAGATTAACACAGCAAAGGCATCTGCTCTTGGGCTGGCAGGGGCATTTGCAGGAGCGTTTGCAACAGGTCACCTTATTTCACTTGCGGACGAATGGAGTTCCGTGAACGCCAGACTGAAGCAGGCATCCCAGTCTAACGATGATTTTATTGCTTCTCAGCGTGCTCTGATGGAGATCAGCCAGCGCACAGGTACGACTTTTTCAGACAATGCCAGTTTGTTTGCGCGTTCCGCTGCCTCAATGCGTGAATACGGTTATTCCTCCGAAGAGGTTTTAAAGGTTACCGAAGCGATTTCTACAGGATTAAAACTTTCAGGAGCCAACACTGCAGAGGCAAGTTCAGTTATCACCCAGTTCAGCCAGGCTCTTGCTCAAGGTGTTTTGCGTGGCGAAGAATTTAACTCCGTAAACGAGAATGGGGATCGTGTTATTCGTGCGCTCGCAACTGGAATGGGCGTCGCGCGAAAAGACCTTAAAGCAATGGCTGATCAAGGCCAGCTTACTTCTGACAAGGTGGTACCGGCATTAATTAGCCAGCTTGGTACGCTGAGAGATGAGTTCGGCTCCATGCCTCAGACAGTTTCTG